GAGGCAATTAAGGATAAATTATGAGTGAAAAGAAACCAAAACATTATGTAAATAACGCCGACTTCTTGAAGGCTCTAATAGAGTATAAAGAAAAGTGTGATGAGGCAAATAAGAACGATAAGGAAGAGCCAAACATTCCAAATTATGTGGGTGAATGCTTTCTAAAAATTGCAGAGCATCTATCTCGTAAACCAAATTTTATTTCATACTCTTTCCGAGATGAAATGATTTCTGATGGTATTGAAAACTGTATCATGTATTTCCGTAATTTTGATCCAGATAAATCAAAAAATCCATTCGCATACTTCACACAAATTATATATTTTGCCTTTCTTCGTAGGATTATGAAAGAGAAGAAGCAACTATATGTCAAATACAAAGCTACCGAGCAATTCGGTATACTTGATGAATATGAAATGTTAGAAGATTCAGACGGTGTAGCCAAGCAATTTGAACTCTATGATAACATATCAGAATTCATTCACAACTTTGAAGAAAGTAAAAAAAAGAAAAAAGAAGGTAAGGTTAAAGGATTGGATCAATTCATCGGCGAAGACCTATAATTACCTATGAAATGCTTGACTTTAATTTTATTATGTGTTATTATCTGTGGGTGCGCTGAGGTAAGATTCAGATTTCCTAATTCATTTTCATATGAGGATACAAATGAATACAGAAAAGTTGCTTCAACATATTAGAGATTTAGAAGAAGAACATTTAATTTTAGATAGCCAGATTAAAGAAGGTTATAGTTTATTCGTGAATGATGATGACCTTAGCAAATTGAAATTTCAAAAGCTTAATCTCAAAAGAGAAATAGAAACACTTAAAGAAAAATTCAACCAAACAAGAATTAAATATTAATGAAATTATGTGTATTGGGTGATACCCATTTTGGTATGCGTGGTGATTCGCTAGAATTCCACAAATATATTAAGAAGTTTTATGATGATATATTCTTTCCGTATTTGAAAGAAAATAATATCACGACCGTGTTTCAGCTGGGCGATTTGTTTGATAGACGAAAGTTTATTAATTTCAATTCACTCTATCTGTGCCGTAAATACTTTTTTGATAAATTAAAAGAAAACAATATCACATTTTATACCATCCTTGGTAACCATGATATTTCATTTAAGAACACACTAGAAGTTAATTCTCCACAACTATTATTAAAAGACTATGACAACATTACTGTATATGATGATTTTGCTACCATTGATTTTGATGGTGTTGCTTTTGATATTATTCCTTGGCTCTGTCCTGAAAATGAAGAAACAATCTTTAAAGCAATCAACGAAAGTAAATCGCAATTAGCCTTTGGCCATTTTGAGATTGATGGGTTTGAAATGGACCGTGGTAATATTTGTCGTGGCGGTATTGACAAAAACAAACTTATCAAGTATGATATGGTATTAACTGGACATTTCCATCACAAATCAGATGATGGACATATTTATTATGTTGGCACTCCAAACGAAATGACTTGGGCTGATTATAATGATCCACGAGGTTTTCATATCTTTGATACGGCAACTCGTGAAATGGAATTCATACAAAATCCATATCGTATGTTTCATAAAATAAATTATGATGATGGTGCTCAAGATTTTGAATTCTGGAAGGCATATGACTTTTCTAAACTAAAAGAAACATATGTTAAAGTAATTGTAATTAACAAACAAAATCCTTATCTATTTGATAATGTGATTGACAATTTATATAAAGCTGGTGTATCAGATATATCCATTGTTGAAGATTTTACTGATACAAGTTTTGATACAGACCAAGATATTATTGACCAAGCTGAAGATACGATGACCATATTAAGTAAGTATATTGATAATCTTACCTTGAATGTAAATAGTGATAAACTTAAAACACTCATGCGTGAACTCTATGTAGAAGCGATTAACACGGAAACAACTGAATAATGCTCGTCTTTCGTTATGTTCGTTGGAGGAATCTTCTTTCAACTGGTAATTATTTTACCGAAATTAAATTAGACAATACAAGTAACACACTTGTTGTTGGTGAAAATGGCTCTGGCAAATCTACAATGCTAGACGCATTATGCTTTGGACTTTTTGGTAAGCCTTTCCGTTCAATTGTTAAACCCAATCTAATCAATTCAATCAATGGTAAAGATACTGTTGTTGAAGTTGAGTTTAATGCTGGTAACAAATCATATAAGATTATTCGTGGTATCAAACCAAATACTTTTGAGATTTATCAAGATGGCGAATTATTAAATCAGGATGCAGCTGCTCGTGATTATCAAGAATACCTAGAGAAGTTTATTCTTAAAATGAATTACAAATCTTTCACACAGATTGTTATTCTAGGTTCAGCGTCATTTACTCCATTCATGCAATTATCAAATACTGATAGACGAGCAATCATTGAAGACCTACTTGACATCCAAATATTCTCCACAATGAATGGGTTGGTTAAAGAAAAGTTAAGTAATAATAAAGATTTATCTATAGCTAAAAAACATGAGATTGATATTGACCAACAAAAGTATCAGCTCAAAGAAACACACATCAAACAATTAAAACAAAATAATGATGAAAAGATTGATGAATATGAATTAGATATTGCCAACAATTCAAATCATATTATGACACTAGAAACACAAACAAGCGAACACACAGGTACGATTGATACATTACAAGCTGATGTGACATCTCGTTTAGAAACAGAACAAAAGGTTAAAAAGTTTAATCAACTAGAAACACAGATTGAAACGAATCTAAGCAAATATAAGAAAGATGTCAACTTTTTTGAACACAATGACAATTGTCCTACATGCCGACAAACCATTGATAAACATTTTAAAGAAGAAGAAATTGGTAATTTAACCAGTAAGATTACGGAGTGTACCGTTGGTTTATCACAACTAGAAATCAAATTACTTGAAGAACAAAATAAACTCAATGAAATTAGTGAAAAACAAAAACAAATACAAGAACTACAAATTAAGATTGCAACCAACACCACATCTATTACCGAGATAAAAAAATATATTGTTCGTATTGAAAAACACATTGACGAGTTAAAAAATACCAAAGATATATCAGACACCGAACAAAAACAATTAGAAGAACTCAAAGTTAAAATTGATGAAGCTGAAAAAGAACTTAAAGAATTAATTGATGAGAAAACATATTATGAAGTGGCATCTGGTCTATTAAAAGATACAGGTATTAAAACAAAGATTATTAAACAATACTTACCAATCATTAATAAATTGGTGAATAAGTATTTAGCATCATTAGACTTCTTTGTGAACTTTAACCTTGATGAATCATTTAAAGAAACAATCAAATCAAGACACCGTGATGAGTTTACCTATAATAACTTTTCAGAAGGTGAGAAACAAAGAATTGATATGGCACTTATGCTAACATGGCGTGCTGTTGCTAAACTTAAAAATTCATCTAATACTAATCTATTAATACTTGATGAAATATTTGATTCAAGCCTTGATGTGAATGGTACCGATGAATTGATTAAGATATTACATATGCTTGAAGATGTCAACCTGTTTGTGATTTCTCATAAAGGGGATATTCTACAAGATAAATTTAACCATGTAATTAAATTTGAGAAGATTAAAAACTTTAGTAGGATTGTAAAATGAGCAACGACATAATGAGCCAAGAAATATTTACCATTGATACTGGTGTTAATATTATAAAAGAAGAAAAGATTGAACCCTTGCCATTGTTTGATGAGAATCATCCAATGTTAAGTAAACCAATACCAATATATAAAAACGCACTACCTAATCAAAACATGAATACTTTAATTAAACGATTAAAGATGACAATGAAACAGTTTAATGGTCTAGGTCTTTCAGCTAATCAATGTGGTGTTTTTGAAAGAGTATTTGTGATTGGTACCGAACATTTTCAATTTGCCTGTATTAATCCATTAATTACCGAACAATCGGCAGAGATGATAAAAGATAACGAAGGTTGCCTCTCCTATCCTGCTTTATATCTTAAAATAGAAAGACCATCATGGATTATGGCATCATTCTATAATGAAAACGGCGAACATATTCAAATGAAAATGGAAGGTTTAACTGCAAGATGTTATCAACACGAATTAGACCACATGAATGGCATTAAGTTTGTGCAACACGCTGGGCCAGTTTCATTAAGATTAGCAAGACAAAAACAAGATAAAATTATTAAAACAATTACACGAAAAAGAAAAAATGACAAATAGACAAGTATCTTGGGTTTTATTTTTAGTTTCAATTATGATTTCATTTCTATTCCTTGGAACTATGGTGAATATGAACTATGAATTAGATAATCAAAAAAGAAGAGTTGATAATTTAGATAAAGAAATTAAAATATTAAAAAAACATCAAGAAGATTTAAAATTACAATTAACGGTAGTAAATAAAACTACGGCCTCTATTGAAAAAGACATAGACAATACACAAGAATTACAAAGAATACAAGCACAAAAAATATCTGAAATCATTAAGAAAAGAAAATAATGTCATACGCATTTGACCCAAAAGACGATGTAGAAGCCCAATGGAAGAAATGGTTAGCAGAAAATCCTGTTGACGATATGCCTTTTATTGACGAACAAGAACTTAAACAAACAGTTATTAAAGACTTGACCTATGTGTCACAAATGGATGTGAAAGAATATACGCTCTATCAAAAATGGTGTGAGGTGCAAGACCGATATCCCGCTGTTGTTGTATCTGATTTATGGGAAGGACAGAAACGAGTTATTGAAGATGAGAAACAAAGACGAGCTATTGAAGAAGTAAAATCCAACTTTTGGAATCCACAGAATGTTGATGAGTATCTAAATTTACAACCCGAACTTGTTTATGCAAACAAACAAGATGACTTACCTGAATTGTGGAATTGTATTCGTACCTTTTCATCAACCATGAAAAACAATTCAAACATTGGGCGTAATTTGAACTTTATTGTAAGAGATAAAATTACTAAAAAATATCTAGGAGTAATTTGTATTTCATCTGACTTCCTAGATTTGACACCACGAGATAACTATATTGGTTGGAGCCGTGAACTAAAAACACAAGGTGGTATGATTAACCATACTGCGATTGGTTCAACGATTGTTCCATTACAACCATTAGGTTATAATTATGTAGGTGGTAAGTTACTCGCATTATTATGTCTAGCCACACCAATACAAGAACTATGGGAAAAACTTTATGGTGATAAGTTAGTTTCAATCACAACCACATCATTATATGGCCAAGCGAAACCAAATGGTTTATCACAGTATGATGGTTTACCTTATTGGCAGAAAATGGGATTCACAGCAGGTTCAGTATCTTTTGAACCAGAAAAAGAAACACGATACAAGATTCGCCAATGGTTAATGAAGAATTACACCAAGAAATATTTTGAATGGTATGTTGCCAAGAAACCATCTGGTCAACCACATAAAAGAGACCATAAGAATCGTTCACTACAATTCACCTATTCAAAACTACAGGTGCCTAAAGAACTGATTAAGACAGCTCATGCTCGTGGCATTTATTGGTGTCCGTTATATGATAAGACAGTAGAATTTTTAAGAGGCGAAGATTCAACAGGAATAAAGAAAAACTTTGATACATCGGTTGAAGCTCTAGTAGAAATTTGGAAAAAAGATTTAGCGAAACCGAGAATCAGTATTCTTAAAAAGAAAGATAAAGTTTCAAAAGAAACACTTTTCTATGATGACCTAATCACTCTAACATGGCAAGAAACGAAAGACAAATACCTAGGTCAAGTTGGTCGGTAAACATGGATGAAACGCTTGACATTAAGTTAAAGTCCTGTTAGAATGGTTACATTAAATAGTTAATTGCGGTGGGTCCAAGACAGTCTAGCCTCCCCGGTTAGATAGTGTGGTTTAACACCACAACACCGCTCCAAATGCGGGAAGTTAGTAGAACAGAATAGGTGTCCAACCCGTTCACTAGGTGCGAATCCTAGGTCCCGCTCCATATTCAAAAACATGTTGTTTCCACGCAACATGTTGTTTTTTTACAACATTTGTTGTTTTTTTGCACCACCCCCTAAATAGTGCTTGACTTTTAACCATTTCTATGTTAGGATGGTTACATAAAAATTAAGAAGCAAATATACGATGTCAAATTATACAGTAGAATCCAAATCACAGTTAGCCAAATTAATGGCTACCGAAAACCTTACGATTCAACATTCAAAAATTCAAACCGCAAAGTTTGATCCAAAGAATCGTATCCTTTACCTCCCTATATGGCAAAATATGACAGGCGCTCTATATGACCTTTTAACAGGCCATGAAGTTGGGCATGCCCTTTATACTCCTGCCGAAGGATGGCATGATGCCGTGGTAGATAAAACCAAAAGTAAGAATTTTAAATCATTCTTAAATGTGGTTGAAGATGCCCGTATTGAGAAAAAAGTCCAACGAAAATATCCAGGTTTAAAATCATCATTCGCTAAAGCTTATGCTGACTTGATGGGTCGTGATTTTTTCGGTATTAAAGGTCGTGATATTAACGATATGGCTTTCATCAACCGATTAAACATCTATACCAAAAGCCAATACACTATGAAAGTGTTTTTCACTGGTGAAGAAGAAAAGATGGTTGAAAAGGTTAAAAATGTGGAATCATGGGACGATGTGGTTAAAGTTGCCAATGAAATCTATGCCTACTCTAAAGATGAGCAAGCTGATATGCCTGAATTACAAGATTTTGATTTTGATAACCTTGAAGAATTTGAAGATGAATCTGGTGATGATTCTGATTCTGCCAACGATGGTGATGCCGATGAAGAAGGCACAGGCGATGATGAAGGTAAAGGTTCAGGTAAAGAATCTGAGCAAGAATCTGAAGCTGAAAAAGAAAAGGCCAAAGAATTTAGGGTCAATAATGAAAAAGAATCCAATGTTTCAATGGATGACCAGTTTGAACCAAGATGTGAAACCGATGAGGCATTCCGTCAAAATGAATCAATGCTTTTAGATGAGAAAAGTAAGGACTATGTTTATGTTACTTTCCCTAAAGCTGACTTGAATAAGATTGTAACACCTTATAAAAGAGTCCATTCATTGATGGAGAAATCATGGAAAGAGCAATTGAATGCTAATCTTCACACCGAAGCTGATGTTCAAAAATTAATCCGTGAATTTAAAAACAAGAATGAAAAATATATCTCATTACTTGCCAAAGAGTTTGAGATGAAGAAGGCTGCTAAAGCTTTCTCAAAGATTAAAATTTCTGATACTGGTGATATTGATATTAATAAGATTGCTACCTATCAGTTTGATGATAATATCTTCCGTAAAGTGATGATGGTACCAAAAGGTAAATCACACGGACTTATCTTATTGTTGGATTATTCTGGTTCAATGTCACAAAATATGAGTGGCTCAATTGAGCAAGTGCTTGTATTAGCGATGTTTTGCCGTAAAGTGAATATTCCATTCCATGTGTATAGTTTTGGTGATTCATTCACTATGTGGAAAAGAGATAATGAGAGCTCTGATGATTCTGATATGAATGCTATGTTTAGTGAAAAACCTGGCGAAATTAGAATGAGGTCAGTATTACTCCGTGAATATCTTAATTCAAAAATGGGTAATGCAGAATTCAGTAAGTGCCTAAAAAACATGTTAATGCTTAAAGCATCTTATGATGATAAGAACCAATGGCATAAACAATCAAGATTCTTTAGACCAGATTCAGAGCAATTATCTAACACTCCATTATCACAAGCTATTTGTGCTATGAAAGATGTCATGTTAAATTTCCGTAAAGTAAATAACCTTGATTTAAGTAGTTTGGTTATTGTTCACGATGGCGAAGCAGACCAAGTAAGTTATTATATGCCAACTGTTGCAGAAAATGATTCTCCATATGGCAAAATGTTTGAAACATATAACACTAATATTGTGTTTATGGATCCAAAAATTAAATTTGAATATAGAGTTAAAGAAGAAGAAAACCGTAATCGTGATTTTGTAATGCAGGCTACTATGGATTGGTTTCGTAAATCAACCAATTCTAAAGTGTTTGGTTTCTTCCTTACTCCAGGTACAGGTAGAAATTTACAAGGCGCTATCATCAACAAATATTATGATAAGAATGGCAAAACATTATATCAAAATAAAGCTCTATGGGAAGAAACTAAAGAATTGACCAAAGAATTAAAAACGAATAAAGCTTTGGTTTCAAATAACCCTGGTTATGATAAGTTCTTTTTCATCCTTGGTGGTAAAGAATTGAATACCGAAATGGATGAGATTGAGGTTCAAGGCAAAGTAACAACCAATAAACTGAAAAATGCCTTTATGAAATATAATAAAAAGCGTCAGGTTAATCGTATTATCGTGTCCAAATTCATTGAAGGCATCGCTGCCTAAGCTCTTGATTTTAAAGGGATTAAATAAATCCTGTAAGTCATTGATTTATAAGGGCATTTAGCTCTTGACAAATAGACGGAAACCTGATATAATGGTTGTATAATAATTAAAAAGGAGTTTTTATATTATGAGTAGCAATCGTGCCGAATTGCGTGACAAGTTTATTGATGCCCTAAAAAGCACAGGTAAACAGGAAGTCACCAAGGGTGAAATTAAAAGTATTATGCAAGCCATAGGTCTAACCAACGTCCAATGGTTCACCAAAGACGAATCCAATCGTATTGGTCGTGGTTTATATCGTGTTCCAGACGCTATAGGCGCACCCAATATCCAATCTGAACCAATGCCTGAATTACAGGCCCAAATCGTTCCAATCGTCAGGAAACGTGAAGAATCTAATAACCGTATTACCAATGTTACTACTGAATTGGATCTCTCGGATTTAGTTCCAAAGGTATATAAAAACTATGTTCCTTTTGGTAACTTTGATGATGTAGCCTCAATCATAGGTTCCAATCGTTTTTTCCCTGTTTTTGTGACAGGCCATTCTGGTAATGGTAAAACAATGTCCATTGAGCAGGCTTGTGCCAAACTCAAAAGAAAATTTGTATTAGTTTCCATGACACCAGAAACCGATGAGAGTGACCTCCTTGGTAACTATGTTTTACTTAATGGTGAAATGGAATGGCGAGATGGTCCCGTCACTACAGCTGCCCGTCAAGGTGCCGTTTTATGTATTGATGAAATTGACTATGGTGCTCAGAATTTATCCTGTTTGCAACGGGTGCTTGAAGGCAAACCATTCCTTCTTAAAAAGAAGGGCGAAATAGTATCGCCTGCTGAAGGCTTTACAATCTTTGCGACTGCCAATACCAAGGGTAAAGGTTCAGAAGATGGTCGTTATATGTTTACCAATGTTTTAAATGAAGCGTTCCTAGAGCGATTCCGTAACACCTATGAACAAAATTGGCCACCTATTGCGACCGAGAAAAAGATTATTAAAAAAGAATTAGAATCAGTCAATAAAGTTGACGATGACTTTGCCGAAAAACTTGTGACATGGGCAACCGTCATTCGCCAAACTTTTGAAGAAGGTGGTTGTGATGAGGTTATTTCAACCCGTAGGTTGGTTCATATCGTAGAAACCTTTGGTATCTTCGGTGACAAAATGAAAGCACTTGGTTTATGTCTTAATAGGTTTGATGACGACACCAAAACATCTTTTGTTGACCTTTATACCAAAGTTGATGCAGGTGCTTCAATTGAAGAAATTATGGCACCAGCACCAGAAGTAATTGAAGAAGCTTCTCGTCCTGGCGACACGACTGCGGCTTCATATTAGTAGTTCGGCACTTGACCTGTCGGCAACGATAGGTCTTTTTTATTATGTTTACCTTGAAAGGGCTTGACAATGTTTAAATTATCAGATATACTATCGTTTCAAATTGAGAGAAGGATCACCTCTCAACCAGTTTTAAAAAAGAGTGATTCATATTATGGAGAAAACACGATGTCAAAAAGACAATCTAATTCTGTGAAGTCTAAAATCCTTGCGTATCTTTCAAAAGATAGCGGCTATAACACATTAACAGTTGCTAAAATGCAATCAGTTTTTGGTGTTGCAAATCCAACAGCAACAATTAATGATTTGCGTAATGATGGTCATGCTATCTATTTAAACACACGCACTAACTCAAACGGTGATAAAGTTTCATTTTACCGTTTAGGTTCACCAACAAAGCGTATGGTTGCAGCTGGTATTGCCGCTATTCGCCAACAAGGTGAAAGAGCATTTGCCTAAAATAGTTTAGGATCCACGAGAAAGGTGTGATACATATAGGTGTCACACCTTTTTTTTATTATTGAAATGGGCTTATCATGGAAATTCAAGTTAAAATTGAAGAATTAAAAAAGAATAAGTTGTTTGTGGCAACACCAATGTATGGTGGCATGGCACATGGCCTATACATCAAATCATGTTTAGACCTTCAAACAACAATGTCAAAATATGGGATTGAAACGAAGTTTTCATTCCTATTCAACGAATCACTCATCACACGAGCAAGAAATTACCTAGTAGATGAATTCTTACGCTCAGGTTTTACACACCTACTATTCATTGATTCAGATATTCATTATTCACCACAAGACATCATCGCTTTAATGGCATTAGATAAAGATGTTATTGGTGGTCCTTACCCTAAAAAATCTATCAATTGGGCCAATGTAGCACAAGCTGCAAGAAACCATCCTGATATGGAACCAAAAGAATTAGAAACATTGGTTGGTGAGTATGTGTTTAATGTTGTAAAAGGCACATCACAATTTCAAGTAACAGACCCATTAGAAGTATTAGAGATTGGTACTGGACATATGATGGTGAAACGCCGTGTGTTTGAAAAAATGCAAGAATCATTTCCTGATATCAAGTATAAACCAGACCATGTTGGACAGGCTAACTTTGATGGTTCTCGTTACATTCACGCTTACTTTGATACTGTGATTGATACGAAAGATTCAATTACTGGTGGCGGAACAGAACGCTATCTATCAGAAGATTATATGTTTTGCCAAATGTGGCGTAAGATTGGTGGTCAAATCTTCTTATGTCCTTGGATGAAAACACAGCATATCGGTACATATGCCTTTACGGGAGATATGCCTAAAGTTGCACAATACACTGGTAAGTTATAATGCTTATCGGTGTGGTGGGTTTTATTGGTTCAGGTAAAGGCACCGTTGGTGATTTACTAGAACAAAAAGGTTTTGTCAAAGATAGTTTCGCAAAACCATTGAAAGATGCCTGCTCTGCTATGTTTGGATGGCCTCGTGATTTACTTGAAGGTGATACCGAGGATTCCAGACAATGGCGGGAACAACCCGATGAATTTTGGAGTGAGAAGATAGGTAAGAAGTTTTCTCCTAGATTGGCACTCCAATTATTAGGAACCGAAGCGGGTCGTAATGTTTTTCATAAAGATATTTGGGTCAATTCATTATTGAAACGAGCAGATGGTAAGAATGTGGTTATCACAGATGTTCGCTTTAAGAATGAGTTTAAGTTTATTCATAAGAATAATGGCATCATTGTTCGTGTTAAACGAGGGCCTGAACCAGATTGGTATCAAGATGCTATTACATTCAATAAAGGTGACCGATATATTGGATGGGCATTAGCGAAAGAAAGGTTAAAACGAAGAGGTATTCACCAATCAGAAACAGATTGGGTGGGTTCAAAGTTTGATTATGTAATAGAAAACAATGGCACTTTAGAAGACTTAGGCAAACAAGTAGATGACCTATTGCAATTTATTAAAAAATGATGTATAATGATTTTGTTATTATTAGAAAAGGTGAAATTATATGAAATTATCCAACGAAACATTTGCTTTACTCAAGAATTTTGGTGCCATTAATCCTGGTATCCATTTTAGAAAAGGCAAAACTCTCAAAACAGTTTCTTCACATAAGAATATTCTAGCTCAAGTAGATATTAGTGAAGAAATTCCTGCCGACTTTGGCGTATATGACTTAAATAACTTCTTATCTGTGGTATCTTTACACAAAGATGACCCATCATTTGAGTTTAGTGATAAACATGTGGTGATTGTTGGTAATGGAGGCCGTAGTAAAATTAAATATCGCTTCTGTGAACCAACTATGCTTGTTACCCCACCAGAAAAAGGTATTACATTACCCGAATGTGAAATCTCATTAGAATTATCTGAATCTGATTTTGATTGGATTATGAAAGCAGCTGCAGTATTGACCTCACCACAAATCGCAATTGAATCTGATGGTTCATCAATAAGTATTGTTACTTTAGATTCACAAAACGATGCAGCTCATACCGATGCTCTTGAGATTGGTAAAGGTGATGGCAATAAGTATCGTATGATATTTAAAACAGAGAACCTAACTAAACTATTGAATGGCAGTTATGATGTTAAGATTACTTCTCAAGGTATCTCTCACTTCAAACACAAAAACATTTCATTACAATATTGGATTTCAACTGAACAAGGTTCTAAATTTGAGAAGGGCAATTAATCATGGCAGTAAAATTATTTCAAAATGCTTTCAAAGGTAACGCTTCAGAATCAATTGCAATTAACCCAGCACATGTCATGTCTGTGTTTGAATCTAAATCTATTAATCCCGAAAGCGGTGAAGAAGAAGTATTGACACACATTTTTAGTGTAAATGGTAATACATGGCAAGTTACAGATGCTTACCTTGATGTGATTGCTCGTTTGAATGAAGAATAATTTTATATTTTATATTATGAGGTGTGTGAATGGAACATTTATTATGGACGGAGAAGTATCGTCCTAAAAAGATAGAAGACTGCATACTGCCTGAACGGTTGAAAAAGCCGTTTCAGGAGTATGTCAATCAAAGTAATATCCCCAATCTTCTCTTGGCTGGTGGTGCAGGTGTTGGTAAAACAACTGTAGCTAAGGCGATGTGTGAAGAAATCGGTTGTGATTATATGGTCATTAATGGTTCAGACGAATCAGGCATTGACACATTCAGAACCAAAATCAAAAACTATGCTTCATCAATGTCATTATCCGGTGGCCGTAAGGTCATCATCATAGACGAAGCAGATTATCTCAATCCAAACTCAACTCAACCAGCTCTTCGTAATGCAATTGAAGAATTTGCCATCAATTGTTCTTTCATCTTTACATGTAATTACAAAACAAGAATCATTGAACCACTTCATTCAAGATGTGCTGTCATTGATTTTGGTCTCAAGAACGATGAGAAGGCTTCTATGGCATCTCAATTTTTCAAAAGATTACAAGGCGTCCTTCAAACTGAAAAGGTTGAATTTGATGATAAAGTAATTGTAGAGTTGGTCAAGAAACACTTTCCAGATTTTCGTAGAGTATTAAATGAGTTACAAAGATACTCACAATTTGGTAAGATTGATGTAGGTATTCTCGCACAAATAGGTAACATTCAATTACAAGAAATTGTAAAGCATATTAAAGCTAAAGACTTTGGTGCAATTCGTAAATGGGTGGCAACAAGTGATTTAGATTCTAATAGTGTGTTTCGTCAAATCTATGATTCATTATATGACTTTATGAAACCACATTCAATACCACAAGCTGTTTTAATTATTGCAGACTATCAATACAAGAACGCATTTGTAGCTGATACTGAAATCAATTTGGTCGCCTGTTTAACTGAATTGATGGCTAACTGTGAGTATAATTAATGTTTCATTCATTATTAGTTGATGGTGAATTAGAAGAATTCTTATCAAATAAAATCTTATCAATTGAAAATAAAAATAAAAAATGGATGAATACTCTATTTGAAAAATATTATATTTTAGACGCACACTCTAAAGGTGAATTTGGTGAGAATTTTATTAAAAAATGGTTAACTTTAAAAGGACATCAAATCACAAAACGAAAAAATACTGGACACGATTGTCTTGTTGATGGTATTAAAACTGAAATAAAATTTAGCTTAGATGGTGTTATTAATCATGTTGCAACACATAAAGATTGGGAAAGAATTATATTTTGTTTTATAAAGATGCCAGAAGATTATTCATTATTTCTCTACATGGAAAAGAGTGATTTTATTCAACATATCAATGGTGATGATTCAGTATTTGGTAGGCAACAAGGTGGTAAAAATGGTAAAAATGATGACTATATGTGTGGTGAAAAAGATTTAATTATATTAAAATCAACGAAACAGGCTAAGTGTATGTCAGAGTGGATACCAAAAATCCCAAATAATAGTTTTGTTGTTACCAAAAGAAAAACAATAGAAGATTATGCGGTTTGAAGATGAAGATCCAGCTAAAAGAAACAGTCTACCATATCCAATGGATGTTGGTTCACCCAAGTTTGAATTAGTTCCAGTCAAATCACAAAAAGACCACATGCTCAATATTGCACGATTGAGCGCCCAGCAAGAA